CCCTGATCCGCTGCCGCGCTGGGTTTCAGTCTCATACTTAACACCCAAACGCGTCACACCCCGAACATTATACTGTTCAGCATGAAGTTTCGCAATTTCGGCATGAAACACTGGTTTGGCCCACCTTTGCAAAATGAGCAGCTCAAGCGTACGCGCGGCCGTAGTTATGTGACCTTCCATGCGCTTGGCATCCAAACAAACAACCAAACATATCGCAAACTTGCAAATCGTTGCGACACGCTCGGCTATTTCCAGCGGTTTCTTACCAAAACTGTACCACTTCTTGTTGTACTGCATGAAGTCCCGAGTAAATGCATAAATAAACCGGGAATAATCCCGTTTTATCCGGCCCTGATATGTGGTGATTATCCGAGGGTCGGTGAGTTTCTGATATGGTTCCGCTTTGATAAAGGTTTGGCAAATATTATCACCATCCCCAACTTTCATTTCAGCTTGAGCCAAAATGGAGCGCTGACTAGGAGTAGCCTGCTTATCATACACATCACCAATTTCATCTGGCATACCGAAATAAGCTCTTCCGGCAAACAGATGATTCACGAACTCATGCATGCACTGCATCATCAATTTTGAAACGCCTGAATCCGCAGACCCAACGAGTTTCTTGGCCTGAACCAAAGGTTCAAGGGTGCGACCGACCACGCCGGCTGCTTCATTGCTGACCGACTTGGTGGGTACAAAGGCTGATGGCAACACTGGGCTCATGTAAGGGACCACAACACCTTGGGCTTCCGCGTCGTATTGTTGCAGGGTGTCAAGTACCTGAAATTTCTTGACTCCCGCAGGGGGTGGATAAACGACGGGTGGTTTAGGTTCAACCACAACCTTGGCAAAGTAGTCCACTAACACAGCCGCAGCCGACCTGTCCTCAATCCAGGACTGAATCGTCGCAACACCAACCTTAACCGATGAATTTCGAACAACTGAAAGAATGGCATCATAATCAGCCACCTTGATAGTGGCAGTATTATAACAATCATGACGGGCAATACTGCGTCTGAGGCAATCCTTATCTTGCAAATCAAACACCGTAAAACCGTCTATGCTGGGAGCGAACCTCGCGATAGGGTCACTGGCTAGGAATTTCGCAATAAAAGCCGAAATCCCTCGCCAAGTGCCGCTGGGGCAAAACAGCACATATTCGTGATGGGCATCAGCCGGTTTTCTTTCAATCACGAACGTGCGCGTCACCCAACCGCTGGTCCAGGAAAATCCTGACACAGACGCACAATCGACACCAAAGTTCCATATCATGTGATGATAATTTGCACCTCCCGATACCTTGTAGTGAACATAATTATTGGCATCGAACCTAAAACTATATTCACCAGTAGCACAGGCAGCGGCCTTCGGTTGAAAAGTATACAACAACAAAGGGCGCCCGTACTCCAACAGGAAACCGGGTATATCAACATAATAATCGACATCGACGGAAATCACCAAACTCTGGTCACTAAATTTCAACGGATGAAATGGCACGAGAGTATCTTTAGTCCAATAATACTCACGCGTCACGTCAATACCCATACGAACATCTGCTGCACTACCTTGATAAGAACATGGCATATAACCCAATTTACCAGCCAGCAACAATCCAAATGGCACACACGAGGATCGATAAGCCGCACTCATAGGATGCGAGTGGGTGAACAAGTTGGGGTCCACCACTGGCAACGGGGTATCACGAAAGGTAGTCCGCATCAAATCCAACGGGAATTGTTCCGGAATTCGATAATGACTCAAAAATCTGCTAATCCAATTAGTCTTCAAACTTAAAAACCGAGTCTTGACGAACACTTTAAACTTCTCAGATCTACGCAACAGGAAGCAGATCAGCAGTATACACGCAAAATCACGCGGATACTTCCAAACCACATTAACTCCATTCTTCAAC